CGACAACGCACCTCATTACGCCAAGGCAAAGGGAGAACTGGCGCAGCTGGAGGCGTACAAATCAAGCCTAAAGGCTATTCTAATGAAGAAATCAGGAGAATCTGCTGTAACTGCCCAGGAGCGCGAGGCATATGCTCATCCTGATTATCAAAACCTGTGTGTTGCAATCGGCGCAGCAACTGAGAAGGCCGAATTGTTAAAGTGGCGGCTAACAAGCGCACAACTTAGGTTTGACGCATGGCGCACCGAGCAGGCTAGTAACCGACAAATTGAGAAAATAACAAAATGAAAAATTTTTACAATTCAAGAAATGTTTATCAAAAAGTAAAAGATGGCACATGGACGTTGCAAAGGTTTTTGGAATGGGTTGAATGGATTGAAGAAAACAATGAAACAGAAAACGAAATTAGAATAATTAACAAAGAATTTCAAGAAAGTTTGCACATTTGGGAAGTAAAAGTAACGCAACAATTATTTGACAATGAATGGCACGATGTAGGAATTGTTGGCGAATTTGGTCTTGAAGAATTACCTAATAATTTAAGAGACATAAAATGATCGACTATTCTGAAAGCCTAATAAAAATCACATCATTTGTCAGACAATACCGAAAACTTGTCTTAAAAGGACAGTTTGACGCAGCTGCTGACGTTGCTGTTGATATGCAAATTGCCGTTGTTGATCTGCAAGAATGGTCGGAGGCTCAATGTATAGAAACCCAAAACTCTTAGTTGCTTGCCGCCAGTTGCCGTGCCAACTTTGCGAAACCGAAGATGGAACTGTGGTTGCGGCCCATTCAAATCAATTGGCTGACGGAAAAGGAAAAGGCATCAAAGCGTCTGATTACAGGATTGCAGCCCTATGCTTTAGTTGCCACATGGACTTGGATCAAGGTAATAAACTGAGTAAAGACCAGCGCAGGGAGTTTTGGGAAATGGCGCATCGACGCACGATTGGCGAGTTATTTGAACGCAACCTGATTAAATGCTAGCCACGCTGCAACTTCCCTTGCCACCATCAGTAAACGCTTACTGGCGCAATTTCCACGGCAGGACAATACTTTCTAAAGCCGCTAGGGAATATAAACAAACGGTCAAAGACTACGTTTTACTAAACAAAATCCCGTATTTTGGCGATGCCAGACTTCAAGCAATCATCACAATATTCCCTAAAGACCGTAGAAAACAAGATTTGGATAACAGACTCAAAAGTTTGCTAGACAGTTTAGGCAACGCAGGCGTGTTTGACGATGACAGTCAGTTTGACAAAATAGAGATTGCAAGGGGGTCGATTAAATCAGGCGGCGGTTGTACAATTGTTATAGCTACCTTGTGAGGCCACTATGGATTATCCTGCCGTTTTCGTGTCTACTTTGTTCCACAGCGGGACAAATGCACACTTTATGCACCTTGCGACAGACTCTTATGCCAAGCATAAAGCGTTGCAAAAATACTACGAAGGCATTATCGACTTAGTTGATACTTGGGCAGAAACATACCAAGGGGCTTACGAGCAGATCAAAAGCTATCCTAAAGACTTTCACTTAGCCACAGACCCAGTTAAGTACATCACAAGCGTCAAAGCCTTTGTAAAGGACATTCGTGACGAATTGCCTAAAGACACAGAGTTACAGAACATCATTGACGAGATTGCCGGTTTACTTGATTCAACCTTATATAAACTAAAGGCGTTCAAATGAATAAGCCTGGACTCTACGCCAATATTCTTGCAAAACAAGAACGCATCAAAGCAGGCAGCGGTGAGAAGATGAGAAAGCCAGGTGATCCAGGCGCACCCACGGCTAAAGACTTTAAAGAATCAGCCAAGACTGCCAAGGACAATAAGAAATGACAGCGGCTTGGCAACGCAAAGAGGGAAAGAACCCTGCTGGCGGTCTAAATGCCAAGGGTCGAGCAAGTGCCAAAGAAGAAGGCATGAACCTCAAGCCACCAGTTAAGTCAGGTGATAACCCAAGGCGAGCCAGTTTCTTAGCACGAATGGGCAATATGCCAGGGCCAATGGAAAAAGACGGCAAACCGACCAGACTAGCCCTAGCCTTAAAAGCATGGGGCGCATCAAGCAAAGAAGATGCAAGGGCAAAAGCTAAGAATATCAGCGAACGCAATAAGTAAGCTAAACTCAACCAATCTTAAATCTAAGACCATTGAGAAAAGATATGGCAATTGAAAAACAATCTAAGGCTATCAAAGGCGGCAGAAGGGAAAACGCAGGCAGACCTGTTGGTATTCCTAACAAAAGCACAACTAAAGCTAGAGAGGCTATAGCGGCTTTTGTAGACGGTAATTCAGACAAACTTCAGCTATGGCTAGATCAAATAGCAATTGATGAAAGATATGGCCCAAAGACAGCGTTTGAATGTTTCATGGCTGTAGCTGAATACCATGTACCTAAACTTGCACGAACCGAACATACTGGCGCTAACGATGGCCCGATTGAACTGGTGGTCAAGTGGCAAGACGGGAAGTAACGCTGCCCTACTCCCCAAGGGGTGCGTTCAAGCCATTCCACAACCGCACCGAACGTTGGGCTTGCCTTGTTGCACACCGACGAGCTGGCAAGACAGTCGCAGCCATTAACGACATTGTTCGGGCTGCACTCATGTGCAAAAGCACAAACCCCCTATTTGCTTACATTGCGCCATTCCGCAGCCAGGCTAAGTCTGTGGCTTGGGACTATCTGAAACACTTTGCAGCGCCTGTACTTGCGTCATCCAACGAGGCCGAGCTAACCATTGAGCTTATAACTGGCGGCAAGATACGCTTGTTTGGGGCTGACAATGCAGATGCAATGCGTGGACTAGGCTTTGATGGCGTGTTTATGGACGAGTATGGTGACTTCAGACCTAGCGTATGGGGTAACGTCATTCGACCTACATTGTCAGACAAGCAGGGATGGGCTGTGTTCGCTGGTACGCCAAAGGGAAAGAACCAGTTTTGGCAGATATTTGAAACAGCAAAGAAAACGCCTGACGAGTGGTTTCACCTTGTCTTAAAGGCTAGTGAGTCTGGGTTATTGCCTGACACAGAGCTACGGGCAGCTGCCGCACAGATCAGCGATGACCAGTTCCTACAAGAGTACGAGTGTTCATTTGAGGCGGCTATCCTCGGTGCTTACTATGGCGAGGATTTACGCAAGATTACAGACGCTGGTCAGATTAGGCGTGTTGATTACGATCCGCACTTACCGACTTACACGGCTTGGGACTTGGGCTACCGTGATGACACGGCTATTTGGTGGTATCAAGTCATCCGCAACGAAATACACATCATTGATTATTTTGCAATAAGTGGTGCAAACATTGCAGAAATAGCTAAAATAGTCGTAGAAAAGCCGTATAAATACGCAAAACATTACCTACCGCACGATGCAAGGGCAAAAACACTAGCAGCAGCGGGTAAGTCAGTTATTGAGCAATTGAGTGAGTATCTAGGCATCAACAATATGGCGATTGTGCCTGACTTGTCGGTGCAAGACGGGATTCAGGCGGTGCGTCAAATGCTGCCAATGTGTTGGTTTGATGCTGAACGAACGCACGATGGGCTAGAGGCACTACGGCAATATCAGCGGGAATACGACGAGGACAAAAAAGCATTTAGGCAAACACCACGGCACGATTGGACAAGCCACCCAGCTGACGCATTTAGGATGTTAGCGATTGCTTGGAGGTTAGAGCCTAGAGTTAAGCCACCAGACATAGAGAAGCCGTTAATTGTTGGGCCAGAGAACACAGTAACTTTAAATGATATGTGGGCAACCCACACAACTAACCGGAGTAGAAGATTATGAGCGGCGTACCTTATCCATATGCGTATCAATACGAACACGTTGCAGTTAGCCAAACGGCACAGGTCTTAGGCGGCACAGGCGCAACTGGTGACTACCTTCATCGTTTGCTATGTACCGTGTCTACAGCTGCGACTGGTAACGTCATTATTTTAGATGGCACAGGGTTTTCACACACGATTCAACCAGCTTCGCCAGGCTCAGGCATTGGTCAATACAACATTGAAATTAACGCTATCTCTCGCAATGGCCCGTGGAAAGTTACAACTGGCGCAGGGGTAGAAGTGTTAGCAATTGGCATTTTTAGCGCATGATCGTAGCGTCGGTTTTGCGGTCAGGCGGTGATTTCAAGCCTGAACACGTTTATGCGTTGCAAAAGATGTGCGCTAAGTATCTGCCACCGCATGAGTTTGTGTGTCTGTCAGACGTTGAGCTAGAGTGCAAAACCATCCCTTTGCTGCACGATTGGGTTGGTTGGTGGGCAAAGATGGAGTTGTTTCGGCTACCAAGTGCGCTGTACTTTGATCTTGACACGGTGCTAACTGGTGACTGTACGGCGATGATTGAGGCGGCAAAGCAGCACGATTTTGTAATTATGCGTGACGTTTACAGGGGTCAGTACAACCCGAAAGCCATGCAGTCGAGCATGATGTATTGGTCAAAACCTGTTGATTTGTACGACAAGTTTGCAGATTTACAGATGTACGCAGCTGGTGGCGATCAGTCTTATATCGAACACCATATGCGGGACAAAGTGACGTACTGGCAAGACATCGCAGATGGAATTGTGAGCTTTAAGGCTGATGTGCTACCAAAAGGGCTAGACGATGCCAAAGTGGTGATATTTCACGGTAAACCTAGACCGTGGGAACAAACAAGGATACCGTATGAAATTGGTTGAAGGCTGGCAAGTTCCCGATATTGACGAGTGCTGTTTGCCAGCAATCTTGTCTGAGCTGCCGGATTTGAATGTGAGCTATACCCACATGAACCAGTTTCGCACCGTCATTCAGGCAGGCGGCAACATCGGTGTTTATCCTGCAACGATGGCAGGGCAATTTGAGCGTGTCATTACAGTCGAGCCTGATACGGTTAATTATCAATATCTGCTATTGAATGTCGCAAGCCACGACAACATTGAGCATCATTGGGCAGCATTTGGTGACAAACACGGCACAGCGGCAGTCGATCATCCGTATCCTGAGAACATTGGGGCGCATCAGTTAAAGGCAGGCAACGATATTAAAGTTATGCCAATTGATGCCCTAGAGGTAGACGATTGCGACTTTATTCAACTAGACATTGAAGGTTACGAGCACCTGGCTATCTTGGGCGCTGAACAGACTATAAAGAGAACGTATCCAGTTATCACGCTTGAGCTGAAAGGCTTGGGCAGTCGCTATGGGTACACCGACGAGGACACAATCAATTTACTCCAAGATTGGGGCTATGAGATTGTCGGGCGGGTAAACCGTGACGTAATTTTTGCGAGAATGTAATGGAAGCACTTACAGGCGTTCAAAAGTGGCTAAATGTAATCAGCCAATACGACAATGAGTTTAAAAAGTGGGAAGGTCGCACACAAAAAATTGTTAAGCGTTATCGTGATGACAACCGCAATCAAAACACTAACGAAACCGCTAAATTTAATATTTTGTGGTCTAACGTACAGACGCTAATCCCTGCCGTATACGCTCGATTGCCAAAAGCAGACGTTGCAAGACGCTTTGGCGATAATGACCCAGTTGCTCGTGTTGCTAGTCAATTGATTGAACGTGCATTGGACTTTGAGATTGAGCATTACACCGATTTCAGATCAACAATGAAACACGCAGTTGAGGATCGGTTCTTAGGTGGTCGAGGCGTGGCATGGGTACGCTATGAGCCGCACGTTCGGACGCAAGACATCCCTGAAGATGGGCTGCAAGTGACCGAAGATGTGGATGAAGTTGACAGCGAAGGCCAACAAATCAAAACTGCAATGCTTGGCATTGATGGCGCTTTGGGTGAAGAAGTCGAGCCACAAGAAGAAATTGAATACGAGTGTGCGCCTACCGATTATGTGCATTGGAAGGACTTTGGTCATTCAGTTGCAAGAACATGGGAAGAAGTCACAAGCGTTTGGCGTTGGGTATACATGACAAAAGAAAGCCTTGCTGAACGATTTGGCGAGGAAATGGCTAAAAAGATACCTTTGGATGCAGGGCCGGAAACCAACAAACAGTATTCGACCCAATCTAAAGACTTTACAAGGGCTAAGATTTGCGAAATTTGGGACAAAGAAAGTGGCAAAGTGTATTGGATTAGCAAGAGTTGCCCAAACATTCTTGACGAGCGTGACGATCCGTTAGAGTTAGAAAACTTTTTTCCGTGTGCCAAACCCTTGTACGCCACAATGACGAGCGACACGCTTGTGCCTGTGCCAGACTTTGTACTGTATCAAGATCAAGCCACAGAGCTAGACATTCTGACTGACCGTATTGACGGGTTAGTTAAGGCGTTGCGTGTGCGTGGTGTATATGACGCATCACAACCTACCTTGCAGCGTCTTTTAACTGAAGGCGATAACAATACACTTATTCCTGTTGATAAGTGGATGGCGTTCTCTGAGAAAGGCGGTCTTAAAGGGTCAATTGACTTGCTGCCTTTGGATACCCTCTCAAATGCTCTGCTGCAATGCTATAGGGCAAGAGATGAAATCAAAAACCAAATCTATGAAATCACAGGTATTAGTGACATTGTTCGGGGACAGACAGCAGCTAGTGAAACCGCTACGGCACAACAGATTAAGGGTCAGTATGCAGGACTGCGCTTGCGCTCGATGCAAGAAGATGTTGCCCTGTTTGCGAGTGAATTATTCCAGTTAAAAGCACAAGTTATTTGCACTAAGTTTCAGCCCACAACGATCCTTATGTACGCTGCCGCACAAGGTATGCAGCCAGCAGATCAGGCGCTGATCCCGCAGGCGTTACAACTAATCCAAGACAAGCCATTACGTTCGTTCCGTATCCAAGTGGATTCAGATAGCTTGGTGCAGATCGACGAGAACCAAAACAAACGTGAGCGAGTAGAGTTCTTGCAAGCGATGGGTGGGTTCTTGACGCAAGCGTTGCCAATGGGTCAACAAGCGCCAGAGTTAGTGCCTATGTTGATTGAGCTGGTTAAGTTTGGTATCGGCGCATATAAGAAAGCCGCACCGATTGAAGGTGTAATCGACCAGGCTATGGAAGAACTTAAACAAAAGCAGCAAATGATGGCACAGCAGCCACCACCACCAAATCCAGAGGTAATCAAAATGGAATCTGAAGCGTCAATGAAACAGGCACAAATGCAATCAGAGGCAGCAATGAAACAAGCACAAATTGAATCAGAAACAGCAATGAAACAGGCAGAAATTGAAGCAGAGGATCGCAGAGCCAAACTTGATGCGTCAACCCGTATTATGGTTGCAAGGCTCTCTGCAAACCCTGGCGTTGACATCCCTTACCTTGAAGAACAAGTCCAGTCAGCAAAAAATTCCACAATGGAAATTGGTCAAGCTGTTTCTAATTCAATGCAACAAATGCAAATGGAATTGAATCAAAATATGTCTGCAACAATGCAGCAAATGCAACAAGTTCAGATGAATTTGGCAAACATGATTGCTCAAACTATGTCTAAAATTGATGGCGCGGTGAATGTGATGGCAGCACCAAAACGCATTGTGCGTGGCGCTGACGGTAAAGCAATCGGTGTGGAGGTCATTCAATAATGGCACTTGTTCTCGCAGATAGAGTTTTAGAAACGTCTACTAGCGAGGGCTTGGGCACGTTTGCTTTAGCTGGCGCACAGACGGGTTATCAAACATTCTCAAGTGGAATCGGCAACGGCAATACTTGTTATTACACAATTAACGGTCAAACTACCGAACAATGGGAAGTCGGCATTGGCACGGTTGGCGCAGGCACACTTGAACGAACAACGCTAATTTCCTCAAACACGGGAAGTTTTATTAACTTTGTTGCAGGCGTTAAAAACGTATTTGTTACGCAGCCAGCAAGCAAATCAATTTATAAAGACGCAAGCGGCAACGCGATTCCATTGGGATCGGCAAGTGCTACTCAATTAGACATTACAGCCCAAGGTGATCTGCGTCTGCAAGACACAACGGGTGGCGAATATGTAGCCATTCAAGCGCCTGCGACTTTAGCGTCAAGCTACACATTAACCATGCCTGTCGATGACGGCACAGCGGGTCAGGCGTTGATTACTGATGGCTCAGGTGTGTTGTCATGGTCTACCGCTGCATCAGGCGATGTTTATGGTCCCGCCTCGGCAACAGATAACGCCGTAGCTCGCTTTGATGGCACGACTGGCAAGATTATCCAGAACTCTGCCGTCACGATTGCTGACGATGGCGCGACGGTTCTTGCGGTTAATAGCGCGTCTGATGGTTTGAGAATTACGCAGATTGGTGCAGGCAATGCTCTGCTAGTCGAGGATAGTGCTAACCCTGATGCAAGTCCGTTTGTGGTGACTGCCGATGGAACTGTGATTCGTGGGTATACAAGTCCTGTCGTAACTGATAATTATGTAGGTACGCAAGGAACTCCACTTATTCAAACTCACGCTAACGCTACCACTGCTTCTGGGTTAGCTAGTTTTGTGTGGGAATCTTCAGCAGTATCTCCAGCACCATCTGTGATACTTAGCAGAAGCAGAAGCGCAACTATAGGGTCTTTTTCTTCTGTTGCCAGTGGCGATGCTATCGGGGCAATCAATTTTAACGGTGACGATGGAACTGATTTTGTTGTTGGCGCATCAATTCTCGCATCCGTAGACGGAACCCCCGGCACAAACGATATGCCCGGTCGCTTGGTGTTCTCTACTACGGCTGATGGCGCGTCTAGTCCGACTGAGCGTATGCGTATTGATTCTACGGGCGCTGTTGGCATTGGTACAACATCGTTAGGCGCTTCTTATGGTTTAAGAGTTTCTAAGACCTTTGCTGGCGACAATGGAAGCAATATCTTTTCAAGTGCCATCGGAACTGCAAGTACGCCGATAGCCGTATATTCTTTTAGAAGTACGATTGCAACAGGGGCAAATGGCGGGACTCCTTACACAATTACAAGTTTGTATGGTTATAGCGCAGCGCAAGGAACTTTGAATGCGGATAGCACTGTAACCAATCAATATGGTTTTCATGCTACATCTTCATTAACAGGCGCAACCAACAACTACGGCTTCTACTCTGCCATCGCAAGCGGCACAGGTCGCTACAACTTCTACGCTGCTGGTACGGCTGATAATTATTTTGCAGGGGATATGCAGCTTGATAAGACGGTCACTGCGGGTGGCACAACAGGCGCTCAGACTATCAACAAAAACGCAGGAACGGTCAACTTTGCTGCCGCTGCAACCTCTCTTGTTGTGACGAACAGCCGTGTTACCACAAGTTCAATTATTGTTTGTACTGTAGGCACGAATGACACTACGCTCAAGTCTGTAGCGGCTGTTGCAGGAGCTGGATCATTTACTCTACACGCTAGTGCAGCAGCCACAGCAGAAACACGGGTTAATTTCTTAATTATTAACTAAGGAGTAATAAATGAAAACGTGGTCTATTACACAATTACAGACATACCCACAGGCTGAAGGTGAAACAAACTTCGTCTGCTCCGCAGCTTGGAGCGTATCAGAGATAGTCGATGCTTATACCGGCTCGCTATCTGGCTCAACAGCGTTTAAACTTGACCCTACCGTACCGTTTACGCCATACGACCAACTAACTGAAACTCAAGTCTTAGACTGGGTATTTGCCTCAATCGGCGAGGACGGCAAAGCATCCGCAGAAGCAGACGTAGATGCACAGATTGCTTATGCACAACAACACGTTCAAACCCCTGCAATGCCTTGGAGCGCATAAATGAAAGACGTAACACTTACCCTGTCGATTGAGGAAGTCAATGCCATCATGCAAGTGCTTGGTGACTTACCAACAAAGTCAGGTGCATACCCATTGGTGCTAAAAATTAACAAACAGGTTAAATCTCAGGTCGAGCCACAGGTTGAAACGGAATGATCTGGCTGCTTTTCCTAATACCAGCCGCAATAGTCGGATTGTTTTTCTGGCTCTGTGCAGGCGTTGATGAACAGATGAAAGGGTATTAGTATGTTTGGTTTATCAGCATTTTGCCAATTACCGTTTGCATCTGTGCTTGTTGGATTGCCGCAGCCTATTCTTATTTATGATTTTCACGATGGTGGGAAACGTAAAAAACAAGAAGAAACGGAACGCAAACGATTAGCAACTAAAAACAAAGCAAAACGAGATGAGATTATTGCTTTGTTTGAACAGATTGTAGAGGGCAAGCCAAAGATTGCTGAAGAAATTGTTGCACCATTTTTAAATCAAGAATTCAATTCAATTGATTTTGATTCAATGATGCAAAATTACGCAAAAGTTCAACAAATATACGATACGTTAATTGAAATTGACGATGAAGATGTTTTGATATTTTTATGAAAAAAACATACATATACGTTAATGGCGAACTGGTTGAGAAAGGCTCAAAAGAGCATTACGAGAGCCTTGGCCCAATGGTGATGCCAGACATTCAACCCTACAAATCCATGATTGACGGGTCAATGATTACGAGCCGGTCAATACATCGGGAACACTTGCGTCAACATAATTGCTTTGAAGTGGGCAATGAGAAGATGGAAACCAAGTTGCCACCGCCTGTTGACACACGCAGGGAAGTCATGCGGCAGCAGCTGGCGAACATGACGCACAAACAGGCAAATCAAGTTCTTTCACAACTTCGCCGTAAATTTACCTAAAGGGGTATGCAATTGGAAAATACTGAACAGCCAGATCGTCGAGAATTACTGTCACAGCAGTTCGATGAGGTTCAGAATGAAGCACCAGTCGAGGCAGTAAGGACGCAGGAACAACCCAATCTTGAGCCACCGGCAGAGCCACCAGTTTGGGAACGCCCACCAGCATCGTGGAAGAAGGACTATCACGAGGCATGGACAACCGCTGATCCAAAGCTAAAAGAATACGCTTGGAAACGTGAAGAAGAAATGAGAGCAGGGGTTCAGCCTTTGCTTACTAAAGCTCAATATGCTGACCAAATGCAGCAAGCCATTGAGCCGTACATGAACAACATCCGTGGTTTAGGCATCGAAGCACCACAGGCGGTCAAAGCCTTGATGGAGGCTGATAACGTCTTACGCCACGGTTCGCCACAGCAGAAACAAGCATATTTTGCCCAATTAGCTCAACAGTACGGCATCAATATGGGCGATGTGCAGATTCAGCCTACGGATCCCAATTTCTACGCTATTCAAAATGAGCTTGCACAAGTCAGAGGGGAAGTGCTAAATTGGAAACAACAGCAGGAAACTGCTCAGAATCAAGCACTTTTGAGTGAAATCAACCAATTTCAAGCAAAAGCAGAGTATTTTGAAGAAGCTCGACCAACGATGATCCAACTGCTAAATAGCGGCGTGGCTCAAGACTTGCAAGATGCTTACGATAAAGCAGTACGCCTAGATAACGACTTGTTTACCAAGCATCAGCAAGCCTCACAGGGCCAAGCAGATGCAGCTAAACGGGAAGCATCGAACAGGGCAGCGAAAGCGGCTCGGGCGGCAGCGGTCAGCGTTAAAAGTTCCACACCAGGAGCAGCAACGAGTACCAAAGCGCAAGATAGGCGTTCGTTACTCATGGAACAGTTTGACAACATGAACGAGCGTTTTTGATAACCTAATCGGAGATTACTATGGCATTTGCCAATAGCTCGATCAGCGACATCATTGCGACTAACATTCAAAGCCGCAGCGGTGAACTTGCTGACAACGTAACAAACAACAACGCTTTACTGCGCCGACTCAAAGAACGTGGCAACGTAAAGACGTTTTCTGGCGGTAACGTGATTTTGCAAGAAATCATGTACAACGACACCGCAACCGACAACACAAACTCGTACTCTGGCTACGAAGTCTTGAACGTGTCGCAGAACTCGCCAATTTCGGCGGCTCAGTTCTCGATTACTCAGTATGCAGCAGCCGTGTCGATTTCTGGTCTAGAAATGATCCAGAACAGCGGCAAAGAGGCAATTATCGACTTGCTAGATGGTCGTATGTCTGTTGCTGAAGCTCAGTTGGCTAACCGTATTTCGGGTGACATTTACCTAGACGGTACTGGTAACTCAGGCAAGAACATTACCGGACTCGGCGCTGCTGTTCCTGACGCACCTAGCACCGGAACATACGGTGGCATTAACCGTGCATCGTTTTCGTTCTGGCGTTCAGTTAAATACTCAGGCGTGACTGATGGCGGCTCTGCTGTTTCGGCATCGAAC